AGCACTTTGCGACAAAAGTGTCGTGTTCAGAAAGTCTGAAACTGTACTCCTTGCAGTACATTAGGAACGGTGCATGTTCCTTAGTCAATATGACTATATCGTCTCCGACAGACCAGGCTCGTAGCCCTGAATCAACGCGTTTTAAGCGTGTTATTAGTACTAGTACTAAGAAGCTCAAACATGGCTTCGTGATGGGGTCTCCCATCATCACCCCTCGACGGATGATTCCATTTTTATGGATTAGGTCTCTTAACCATAAGTCTTTACAGACTCGACTGTACCAGTGAGGTACACCTGCGATGCCGCAGAGCATATCATATGCGTGGCCCATAGCGAGCCTACTGACATAGTCAGTACACGACTCAAAGTCGGAACAGAATAGATATCTGTCCTCTGTTAAATCAGAGTAGTTCTCATCAAAGAACGTATAGCATTTCCATGCCGCGCGCTCGTAGCGCAATCCCGCCTTTAATTCGGGTACATCCCTTAGGATGTCTATGAACAATTCGTTCAATGGCGCCAATATGGCGTTCCTGTACCCTGAGGGTACTGTCACAATACGTGACTTGTAGCCTAACTCAGGCTGAGCTGAAATATTCACTCGACTCATGTCAGCCGTATCCCTACGGCCTAATGAGGAATAAAATATCCTCTCAGCAGGAGTATCTGCTAACCTACCGGCTAAATTTCCGGTTTCGAGGTCAATGACCTCAGCAGGAGGTTCCTGCAGTATCTGACGATACAATGCGGCTTTTCCACCGCTTTCTTGAGTTTGTTCAAGACAGGCTGTATTTGCCAGCCCTATGGAACAATTTTCCATATTCACTTTTGTGAATCTCTGCACGTATGCAGCAGTGTCCCCAAAGGGACCCCGTGGGATAAACCCACTATCGTCCTTTACGGACATTCTGGCGATATAATCGTCAAGGTCTTTTTTGACCTGCCTCTTAGTTGGAGGCGGCATCGACCGTGAGGCCGATAGTGTCGAAAATTTCGACATCCAGATATGACTGGTTACCCGATCTGGGCATAATCGGAATACTTCCGAATACCACGATAAGTCCCGTGGTGGTGGCAGAATCTTGCCAGTTGAAGCATAGTGCCTCTTTAGCTCTTTTAAGTAGAGCTTCCTTCTTTTATGGAAGGTGTCCTCAGAATTTATGAGGGAATTGACGACTGAGCGTCGGATACGTCCTATTAAGGACCATGGTACTTGGGTACCGTGTAAAAATACACAAACCGTGAATAGAACGGTATCGACTGAATCTGTCAGTCTCGCCAAGAATCTTGGCTGTCGGCACGTTAACCGAACGAGGCGTTGCCTCATGTGGGGTTTAATACCCCGTAGGAGATAAGTCTCCCGTTGGATTACCCCAATCTGCTCACTAGGGGCAAGGAACTTGAAGTTCCTCCTCTTCTCTAAGAGGTGCGTGTGTTTTAGGCCACACTCATTGGACGTTAAGTCCAGATTTGGCGAACCGCCAGACCCTCCTATTGCGCAAACATAGGATAAGGGCAGAAAGCTCG